GGGTGTTGATAAGGTAAGGAAGTATGAATTGGCTAAGATGATATTCAAGGGCGGTGAAGTAGATTTAACTGCTGAGGATATTACTCTTATCAAGAAACAGGTTGGTGAGAACTTTGCACCAATAGTAGTTGGGCAGGTATTCGAGCTTTTAGAGAAATGATAACAGTTGTATTAACAACATTTGGTAGAAGTCAGGAACTCTTGGAGGAGGCAGTTCAAAGTTTCCTTCTCCAGAGTTATCCTGATAAGAAACTATTGATTGTTAACATACATCCAACACCTGTGATATTTGACCATCCAGAAGTAGAGATACACAACATTGAACCATTTGAATATTATGGACAACAGGCCCATTACGCTCTTTCACAAATAGATACACCTTTGTGGAGCGTGTTAGACTCGGATGATATAATACTACCCTGGCATCTAAAGAACCTACATAAGAATTACAAGGCACTAAGAATGTTAGGGCCAATTCAAGTAGGGCATAAAAAGATGTTGGTTTCATCTGGCAATGAGTTACTTGAACCACGTAACCCAAACTGGACTTGTTATCTATATGATGCCTTAGATAAGGACATGTTGGCTACAATTAAAGTAGGTAGTCAGTGTACTTATATAGACCAGTTTATTTATAAGTGTGACTTCTTTAAGTTACACGGTTGGTTTGATGATTCATTACCTGGGTATATTTGGCGTAATGGGTTGGGTTGGCAAACAACAAGAGATTTAAAACCTAATATAACTTGTAAAGAACTTGTAAAAGAAATGCCAGGATATAGTGGTAGACTTAAACCACACTGGCGAATGAATTATAGTAATCTGTCTCCTGGTTGTGGGGTGGGCCTCCTCGCCCCATAGCCTTTAGAAGGAAGTTATGGCAAGACTAACATTAGAATACAGTGACGTTTGGCAGAAGGTAGCAGAGTTCTTAGGATTGGTAGCAAGTGGGACTGCCCCTACAGGACAGAACCTTACTGATGTAAAAGCTATTGTAGCGAGAGGATTAAGACAGTTCTTATATCCAATTGATATGAGAAGCGGGGAACCTCACGAATGGAGCTTCTTACAACAGTATTGGACATTTACTGCAAGGGCTGATGAGTGGAAGTATGACCTACCTTTAGACTTCTCTGATTTACTTTCTCAGATTGTATTTGATACTGGTACGGGATACCCACCGTTAGTAAAGAGAAGTGCTGCACAAATAAAGGACATGAGGGTTGATAGTGATAGTTCAGGCTGGCCTGAGTATTATGCAATAGTTCCATCTAAGTATGGCTTAGAGAGTGGTAGTTCATACGAACTATGGATATATCCTAAACCAAGTCAGTCACATGTACTATCTACGTTCTATAGAATAGACCCATTAGCTCCATCAGAGAATACTGACCTTATGGTAGGTGGAATAAGTGCTACGGAAGCTATACTTGAATCTTGCCTTGCGGTAGCTGAACATCAAGACGATGAAATGTCAACAACTCATCATAATCAAAAAGCACAAGAATTAATACAAACACTTATCAGGTTTGATTCTGGTAAGATTGACACAGACTTAATAGGAAATCTATATCATCCCAGACCTCGTTGGCCTGGCGGTAGAGGTATGACACATATCTCTGATGATAATATTTATACGGACAGGTAGGCCCAGGGATTTAGGGGAGTGTAAATTTTGAACCCAATAGAAAGGGATTAAACATGAGTGCAGGAAATTTATTTTTAACAAGAAAGAAAGCGTTTGATTTGAGGGAAGTGAATATAACCTCGTCTGCTACTGTTACTACATATACGGCGAAGGTAGGCACGTCTGCCAGTGACTTCATAGTAGATAGGGTTATCAATATTACTACAACAACTGGTTGTGATTTCCATGTTGATATACCTGCTGGAACTTATGAAGGGCAACGTATTCTTGTAAACTTTGTAACAGAAGGAAATGCAGAGACGGTTACAGTTGATGTTGTAACAGGTACTGATTTCGCTATGACGGATGACGGTGCATATTGTTCTCTTGAGTGGGTGAATAGTACTGCTGGTTGGGTTGCGTTAGCAAGTTCACTTACATAAAATTATAACGATATAGAAGAGAGGATAAATAATGGGTGCATCAAATTTATTTAAGATAAGAAAAGATGCCTTTGTTTTAAGAACCAAAGATATTAATGCAGCCTATACAGTTAGGGTTGGCGGTTCTGATGATGGGCATCATGTAGATAGAGTTATTACTATAACTAATCCTGCTGCAAGTTTTCACCTTGACATTCCTGCTGGTTCTTACTTCGGACAGGAACTTCTGGTTACGTTGTTAGAAAATGACGAGGCTGCAACAGTAACGGTTCACAAAGCAGTCCCAGATGCTACATTAGGACTTACTGACGTAGGGGACTATGCCTCTTTGGAATATGTGAACGATACTGCCGGTTGGATACTTTTAGCGGCTGAAACTGATTAATAGGAGAATAATATGGCAAGTAAATATGACGGGTGTGCACAAAAGATATGTCCAACAGGCGGCTCCGTTACTGTTAATATAGCTGCAACTTTTGATGGACAAGGTAATGGTGGCACGGCCCTGCCTTGTAAAGGTTGTTGGGTAGTTGTGAGAAGTGCGTCTACTGGCCCTGTACACATGAATATTGGTGCTGCGGCAAGTGCCACATTAGGGATTGAACTAAGTGAAGGACAGGGTTCTGGTGGGCCTCTATGGGTTCCTATCTCGGATGTATCGGAACTATATTTTTATAGTGCAACTAACGGCGATGATATAGATATTACTTATTTGGTTGGTTAAAATGGGAACCAAGTATGATAATTGCGATGTATCTCTTCTTGCTCGTACAGGCGGGGCCGTAGTAGTGACTATAGCAATGGACGCTGCCTATGGGCCGTTAGGGGTACATCCAGTTTCTATTCCGTGTAGAGGTTGTTTTGTATCCTCCAGAAATGCAAAGGTCGGTAGTACTGTTATGGCAATAGGTACTGGAAGAGACCCTGCACTTAGAGGAGTTTACATTGCAATGCCAGGTACAGGTGCACAGCCAATGTGGGTTCAAGTATCAGACGTATCACAACTTTACTTCTCTGCTGGTGTAGGAGAGAAAATAGATATAGTTTATCTTCTGGGTTAGAGTATGGCAGTATTAGACGAAGGTACTAAGTACGATAATGCTGAATGGGACAGGTGTGCCCGTACTGGTGGTGTTCTTATCGTTATTACAGATGGGGCAGGTTTAGGTCAGGGCAATGCTGGTGTATCATTACCATGTCGTGGGTGTTGGGTACAAACCAGAGACTCTAACAACGCTGTGAAGATGTCTATAGGTACTCCCGCTTCTGCTGTCTTTGGTGTTACGTTGGCAGAACCTGGTGATGGTGCTCAACCTATGTGGGTTCCAATTAGTGATGTATCACAATTATATTTTTATGGTTGGTATAATGCCGTTATCGACATTATCTACCTTCTTGGTTAGGAGAAATTATGGGTGTTAGAGCAAGTCAATATGCAAGAGAATTAGAAAAAAACATTGGTGAAGGAAAGAGCTTAAGGCGTGCTCATAAGAGAGCCGCAGCCCTTTCTGATGTTAGTAGAAAAGCAGATAAGTTTGATAAACCTTCTATGACAGATAAAGTTATCTTAGCAGGATTACGTGCTGTTAAGAGACTACGAAGGAAGAAAAAATAATGGCTACAACCGAACTTACGCCCCCCGTTCGAGGTATATCTAAGGGATTTCCTGTAGATAAAGAACCTTCTACAACTTCTGGTTATATGAATAATGTACGCCCTACAGATGTCTTAGAGAATAAAATGAGATTAGGACAAAGACCAGGCATTGATAAATGGGGAAGTGGTACTTTGGTAGGTGGAGCAAATAATCCTATTGTTGCGTTTTGTGTGGTCGCAGCTATTGTTTGATTTGGTAATATAATATGGCTACAATAACTAATCTATCCCCTGCGAACGGCAGTACTGGTGCTGGATACGTACTCGTTGGTAATCTAAGAGTTATTGTTGAATACCGAATTGGAGATTCCAGCGAACCTTGGGGTGCTGGTGATTGCATCGGACGCGAATTTTATTTAAATGGGGTATATAAATCTCAAACTTCTGGATGGTGTCCAAGTGGTGATTATGGATATACACACACTGGTTTAGCATATAATACTACGTACACTTGGCGAGTGGATATAATAGTAGATGATACTGGAAATGTGCCAACATGGTATCGGGTGACAGGAGACACTTGGAGTTTTACTACAATAACAGAACCTGGCCCACCAGAGCAACCAATTACTCCAACACCAACAGACACACAATCAGGATTTACTTATGATGATGAGCTTGCCTGGGTTGATGGCGGATTGGGAGGAAATAGTGAAGCAGATACTTATGATGTTTATGTTGGAAACGCAGGTGGGTTAACATCAGTATCTTTGGCTCAAGAGGCCAATAGTTATTCACTAACAGATGAAGATAAGGCATTGTTTTATGATGCTATTTGCTACTGGAGAATTGATGCCTCAAATGCTTTGGGAGATACCGAAGGGAATGTCTGGACGTTTGATGCCCGTCCCTCAAAGGCAATAACACCAACACCGGGGAATGCTTCTACAGATATAATAACATCTTTTCCTTCTTTGACTTGGGTGACAGGTGGATACACTACAACTTATGATTTATATTTTGGCCTTACATCCGGGGCTTTGTCAGAAGTAGGGTTAGGTTTTGTACCAATAACTTATGGTATGCCAAGTGTTTTAGGTTATATCAAAACCTATTATTGGCGTGTTGATGCTACTAATAGTTATGGAACCCAAACTGGAACAGAGTGGTCTTTCACAACTATGCAATTCAAACCACCTGGAATAACTGGATATTATGGTGGAGAATATTATCAACTTCTTGTGCTTGAAGATGGTGTGTTGGGACAACCTCCTCCAGACGGTGTTGAGAATACCGATTATATTGTTGTTTCTTATTTGCCTAATTTTATAAGTACAACCAAACGATTAGTCTGTGCAGCAGCAAATAAAATTTGGATGGAGTATTAAATGGCAGTCGATATTACAAATGTAATTACATACAAGAGATTAGTTACTGCCGGTAATTCAAAAATATTTTTCGAGGATATTGGTGTGACAGCAGGAAGTTTAATAGAATTAGTACCAGCTTCTGCTGATGTTGATACAACAGACCAACTGACAATGACATCAGCTTTTCAGAAAGTATTTGTTGCTAATGGTTCTAATCTAAAAGTAGCAGACTTTATAAATACTAAATTAACTCTTGGAGTTTTTACTACCGCCCCAACCAGAGGGTCTACTATTGTTCAGGCTGGGTCTGAGGCTGAAATGGTAGTGGATTTTGTAAATGGTGGTCTAACAGAAATCTATGGTTATGTTACTAAAGGTACATTTACTACTACAGCAGGACATACAATATCTGGAGGAGGTTTGGTTTCGGCTGGCTCTTATGTTCCAACAGGAATAGCCGGTATGTTGACCTGGCCCGCAGCGTTGACAACTACTCATATTGCTGGTGATGTTCTCACTCAAGAAGATACTGATGTAGCTTGGGCAGACGCTACTGATTATGTGGTTGGTGATGTGAGATTATATGGTGGTACAGAATATATTTGTATAGTTGCACATACATCCGATGCAACTGGCCCACCTTTTGAAGAACCAGATACAAATGTCACAGATTGGGAAGCTACAGTAGCAGCCGCAATGACTGTTGAGGGTACGGATGCGGATAAACTTCATACCTGGGGCAGAGTTACAGCAGGTATTTTTGATACTGTTAATGATGTTAATTCAGATGGTACTGGAGATGATGGGGTTGTTCCTGATGCAGTAAATAATAAACCTCCTGTATGGTATGATTGGACTCAATATGCAACAACTAAAGCCTTGAGTACAGATATTCCAGCTAAAGCATATTTGATTACCACATACAGAGGAAGATTAGTATTATCAGGTAATCCTATCTATCCCAATCAATGGTATATGTCTTATGTAGCAAATCCATTTAACTATACTTATGGTGAAGATACTCCAATGAGTGCTGTTGCTGGTAACAACGCCGATGCTGGTCAATGCCCTGGTATTCCAAGAGCCTTAATATCTTTCCATGACGATTACCTAATCTTTGGTTGTGCTTCTACTGTTTGGGTTTTAAGAGGAGACCCTGTAGCTGGTGGTTCTCTTGATAACCTTAGTGACGACACTGGAATATTTGGAGCAAACAGCTATTGTTTTGATGAAAATAGAAACTTATACTTCTGGGGTACAGGGGGTATTTATAAACTCGCACAAGACTTTTCTAATCTTGATTGTATTAGTAAAGTTGCCTTACCTGATTTGATAAACGATGAAGCAGCAGACCCTTCAACACATACAATAACAATGTGTTATGATAGAAAAAGATATGGTGTTGTTATTACAGTAACAAAAATAACGGATGGAACAAACTCAAATTATTTTTATAGTCTAAAGACGGGTGGATTTTATCCAGAGTCTTGTCCAGAGCAATGTGGTGTATATTCTATGATTTATTATGCTGCAAATAGCACAGCTTTAGCAGAACTGTTGCTCGGTAGTATGGATGGGTATATAAGAGTATTTAAGGAATCTGCTAAGGATGATGATATTGGTTTAACAAATGAAGCAATAGTTTCTTATATGACTTATCCCATTACTCCTTTAAGTGAAATAGACACTGAAGGAAAGTTGACTGAATTAGTTCTTGACTTATCTGGTGGTGGTGCGGGAGGCGACTTCTCTGATACAGACGGGCTCACTTATTCTCTTTACACTGGCGATGATGCTGAAACTGTATTAGAAAAGATGAAAGCTACAACTGCCTGGACAGACGCCACTAATTATGTAATTGGAAATTTAGTAACCTACGGTGGTTTAGAGTATATTTGTATAGTTGCTCATTTGTCTGCTACTGGTGCGGCAACGCATGAAGAACCAAATACAAACACTACAGATTGGAGCCTTGCTGCATTTACTATTGGTTCAATAACAGGAAGCGGAAGAAAAAATAAACTTAGGCCAAGAATGAGAGGAGCGTTTATGGGATTAAAGTTATCTAATTCTGCTGATACTCAGACTTGGGCCGTGAACCGCGTTCTTTATGACACTAAACCTGCGGGGAAAGTATGAAAAGATGTACAAAATGTAAGGCTACTAAATCTCTGTCAAGTTTCAGTAAAGATTGTAAAAAAAAAGACGGTTTAGATTCTTGGTGTAAACTATGCAACCACGATTATCATATTGCTAATAAAGAAGTAGCTCATTTGAGATACTTAAAAAACAAGATAAAAATTTTAGCACAAAAGAAAGAAAGCAATCTAAGAGTTAAAAAAGAAGTTTTTGAAAGGTACGGAAATAAATGTCTTTGTTGTGGAGAAACAAATATTCAATTTCTTACCATTGACCATATTAATGGAAAGGGTTGTCAACATAGGAAGGAAATTGGAGTTTCTGCTGGAAAGAATTTTTATCATTGGCTAAAGAGGAATAATTATCCTAATGGATTTCAAGTTTTATGTTTTAACTGTAATTGTGGAAGACAAGTTAATGGTGGAGTTTGTCCCCATAAAGAAAAGTAAGGAAAGGTATAATAATGGCAACACTTAGTTCATTATATGCAGACATGCAGAAAAGAGAAGCTGGTGCTTTAGCTGCTAATAAGGCCAGAGAAGCAGAGATTCGTGGTATCTATGGAGAGATAATTGGTCAAGGACAAGGTGCTGCCAGAACTGCTGGTCTTGCTGAAATAGAGAAGGGTAAGACACAGGCTGTTGGGGCAGGTACTCAACAGATGATTAGCTCTGGTCTCTATGGTACTACCACAGCAGCAAGTTTACCAGTACAGGCCGAAA